CGCCAACCGGATTCCAGCCCCATTGAATATCGCGCGAACCACCGGTCGGGAAACCGCCAGCATTAATGCCCGCCTGCACATACGTCGTGTCTCTGCGAGGATTGCGCAAAGCCTGTGGATCATCAACAGGAAATGTGCCCAGCATCAATTGGGGCTGATCTGGATCCCAACACTCCGGGCAAACAAGCAATTCGTATTTCCGCTGCTTAATAATCTCTGTCTTAAGCTGCTTCAAACGATATTGCTGCCCGCAGCGATCACACTCAGCAATCGCTTTTAAGCCGTTGGCAAACCTATTCCCCATTTAGACACCGCTTCCAATAAACATTTGGCGCGGGACAAATCGCACAGCAGCCTTTTCGCGGTCCTCACCGGCGGCCAAATCAAACTGCTCATCGTAAGCCTGCTTCAACATCGGCAAACGATCAGCCAACTCAGGAACCTTCATGGCAATGTAATATGCCAGGCCGGCCGTCAATGCCGGCAAGAATCTGAAGTTGACATCAGGCGTTTGAACGCCAGATCCAGCATCATCAATCCGACGCATGCGCCAATATTTGAAAATGTAGTACGGGCTTTCTTCCGTACCCTGATCCGGCACCGGCCAAACCACAATCTTGGGGTTTTCCCTAAGTCTACGAACCCAAACCTGGATAGGGCGGGCTTGCGTGAGCTTGTTTGGAATGGTGGCGTAAGTAGAAACACTAATGCGAGTAATGGTCAGGTCGGCCTGGGTGGATACGCTACCCTGCCCAGTACGAATGACATGCTCCATCAAGTCAATGGTGTCGGCCGGCAGGTCATACTCGGAAACACCTTGCACAAGATTGACATATCCTTCATCAATTGTCCACATATTGATGCCGCGGTTTTGCCACTCGATGGTCATCAAGTTCATGGAGCGACGGGCTGTGCGCAAGTCATAGCCCGTTCGCATTTCGCGGCCGGCACGCTCCCACGCCTCTTCAGCGATTTCCGTGAATTCGAGGTTGAAGTCGGTTGTGCCGGTGACTGCCATGATTACACCATCTTTCCGCGAGTTTTGCCGCGCTGAGCAATACCATCGGCACGTTTGGAGGCCTTGGACGCTGACACTTTGCCGCCTTTTTTAAACGGGGCTAGTTCCCTAAAAAAGTCAGAATTGTCGTACTCAGGCTCTGGCATAGAACGTCCAGTCACCGCACGTTGTATTTGGTTGTTATACAGTCGCCCAAGTTCTTTTACTGCATGTCTACCGTACTCAGACTCCCGATCCATGGCATTCCGATACTCAGGGTCTGTACTGTGTTTAGCCATGGGAGACCGAGCTACTTCAGTCGTTACTGCCATCCGCCCCAGACGCCGCAGCGGAAAAGCTTTATCCAGCATGCTTTCGCCAAATTCTTTTAGGGATGGCATCACTTGCTCCTTGCGGCTCGCATGTTATCGACCAGATTAGGGTACGGACGACCAGCAGCCTTAGCTGCGGCTTTGGCTTTGGCCTTGGCGTTTGGACTAAGCTTCTTGGAAGGGCCTAGACCCTTCGGACGATCTTTATCCCACACCTCTCCGCCTTCGGCGTACTGAGTGAAGTCAGTATCATCCCGACGTGCCTTGCGCACGCCCTTGGGCATCTTAGTTGGGGCGATCGCCCCCATGCCTCGGCTGGCCATCATTTTTTGTACATCCCACCACCGCACATGGCGACGGTTGTGCCACGGGTCTTGCCGCGCTGAGCGATACCATCAGCACGCTTAGAAGCAGAGCCCACCGAACCGCCTGTGGCAAGCTTCTTGGGCTTCGCTTCTGGCTTGGGAGCTGGGGGCGTGCTGGTTGTTGCTTGGTCATAAGCCTTACGTGCTTTTGCTCGCTCTTTTGCTTCAGCCAGGTCAGCCGGGCTCACGTCCATCATGTCCTGGCCAGGAGGAAATTCAGGTTTTGTTGCCATGATAACTCCTTAGCACTTTCCGCCATACATCATGCCTTTGGCTTTTCCGCCTTTGGCCATTTTGACGACTTTGCCCTTGGTTTTGCCTTTGGCAGCAATGCCGTCACGGCTAGGAGCAGCCGTCTTAACTTTGCCCATAGGAGTGGGGGAAACTTTTTTCTCTGTTGCCATGATGTCACCACCTTTTGAAAATTTGCGGCCTTTGTCCGCGTTGGAAAATTCTTTGCCCACAGATTGTGGGACGCCTACTTTCTTCGCAAAAGCCGGACTATGAGCCACAGCTTCCATGAAATTATGTTGTTTCTTGCTAACTGATGGCACTTCTATTCTCCCGAATAAACATGTCCAATTTGTCGTTCAGCTTGTCGAATCTCTGATCCAGGTGAGCCACAATCTTGTCGATTTCCGCCTGCGTCACATTGTCCCGAGCAATTTCTTCCCGCGTCCTGTTCAGCAAAATTTGAATGCGCTGAAGCTCCGCAGACTTCTCTTTCAGATTCCAACCTAGCAACCCGATGAATGTAGTCAGCAAGGCGTTCCATAGCATCATTTCCATTTTCAGCATTTCCACTTGCGAAGACTTTTATTAATTCTGCTATCTGGATCCTTGGCCGTTTTGTCGCTGGTGAGCTTTTTCTTCATGCCTTCCATGCGAGCGCAAAATGAATCTTTGCGAGAGCCGCCTTCAGGCTGCGGAGGTTTCAAGTTCATGCCCTGTTTTTTTGCGGAAGCGCGACCCTTGGCGTTCAAACCGCCAGACGGGCTCTTGCCTTCCTTACGTTGCCATGCCGGTGTCTTAGCCATTTGCAACTTTCAACTTTGGTTTTGCAAACTGAGCCAACAAAGGCTTCAGTGCGTCTTCTGCAAAATTGCGACTGAATTCTTGCGTGCCAATATGAGGCAGGCTGATGTCCGGATCCAGGTAAATTTTGAATCCTTCCTCGCGCGCGCGACGGCAGAACAAATAGTCTTCACCAATGTACTGTCCATCAATGATTGCAAAATCAAACACTGCAATCTCTTGCTCGCCTTCTTCGTTGAGCTTGTATGCCCACTCAGGATGTTTGTCATACATGTGTTGAATCACATGGCGACGAATAAGCATAAAGCCGGTAGCAACGCTTTCTACGCGCAAAAGGCCATGCTCATCAAACTCTAACTCTCCGCCATCGTTAAGGTAGAAATCCAAAAAGAATTTGGAGTCCGCTGAACGGCGAGGATATGAACCTGCAACCACATCTTTGCCGGTTGAAAGAGCCAGCAGTCGAGTCACAGCGTTCACGTTGATGATTACATCGGCATCAACAAACAAAAGGTCGGTGCAATCTGATTCCATGAAATTGCGAACCAGATTGTTCCGAGCCTTGGTAATGATTGAACAACCAGAAACGTGGGCAAGATGAATTTGAACACCCATCTTGTCCAGTTTCGGAACGAGTTCAGCTATGGCAAAGGCTGTTTTGACATTTACCTTGCCGTCATAACACGGGATCGCAACCATCAGTTTGCGCCCTGCCAAGCTAAAACTCTTTTGTTCAGCCATAGAAAGCCACCGCTGTAACGTTTGCGCCGCAAGTGACGATTAGACTGGTTGAACACAGCACGCCTTCACCAGGAACAAACACGCTTGTGGTTGCTGCCGCGGCAATGGTGTACGTGAACAGCGTAGTTGCGCCGTCAAGAATGGCAATTGTGGTGGCTGCTGACGCGCTAAACGTCAAGCCTTTGAAGCGCGTGCGCCCAGCGTACACAGTGGTTGCCGTGCTTGCTGGACAGCTCGCGCCTTTAACGTCTGTTTGCATACCCATGTTGGGCTCCTAATCAGTCGTTTTGCTGACCAACCAAGGGATCTGCAACGAAATAAGTCAGGTAGCCGCCAACCGTGCCCGTGCCAGACGTGTCAATCGTCACGGTCACGTAGGCCAAGTCGCTGGTTGCGGTAAGTGTCAGGCCGCTGGTAACAACGCCAACAGAAGCAACAGACAGGTTGTTGGCAATTGCTGCGCCAGTCACGGTGCCGCTGTTGTAGCCGCGCGTGCCCAGGTCAACAGAGCCGCCGCCTGCATCATTGATAACAACACCAGTCACAACTGCGCCAGCGGGCAGAATAAGTGCGGGAGCGCCAGATGCCGAAGAAACTTTAACGTTGGTTGCGGTAGCAACAGAGGCGTCAGCAATGTAAAACTGTGCGGCCATCATGCCGGAGCCACAGTATGCGGTGCGAGTTTGATCGC